GGGTAGGTGGTGAACCCGCGCGGCTTGCCGACGCCATCTCCCGTGACAAAGGCGGTGTTTTCCGTCAAGGAGAATTCTTCGACGTTCTTGGCCTGCAGCCATGCCTCGATATCGAGATACGAATCCTCGATTTGCTCATTGGTCACGAGCAGCTGCGATTCCATCTTGTGCGCCACGATGGACTTCTGACCCAGCTGCGGCGTGGTGGTAGCGCCACCGGAGGCGCCCTGACCGATCCAGCGCGCGCCGGAACGCTGATCGTCGATCAGGATATCAATTGACGCCGAACCCATGGGGATGACGTTCGCAAGGCGGCGCATCGGGGAGGTTTCGTTGATCTTGGTGATCACGAAGTTTGCCAGCGCCGGGCGAACCAGGAAGCCGCCATCGGGCTGGCTGTCGGTGCGCATCGCGCGGATTTCGAGACCCTCGACGCCAAGATTTACGCCGGAAGGCACGATGCCCTTGCGCATGTATCCGTCGAGTTCTTTCTTGCCCATATCCTTCTGTTCCGCCGGGGCATCCATGCGGGAGGCAGCGGCTTCCAGCTTGGCTTGCTTGGCTTCCAGATCGGCCAGCTTGGCCGTCAGGTCGCCGGTCATCTTGTTGAACTTGGTTTCGTCGATCACGTCGCGGGACTTCAGGCCGTCCACATCGGACCGCAGGGCGGTAAACGTGGTGGCGATATCCTCGACCTGTTTCTTGATTTCCAGATCGCTCATCTGGTCATCCTTTCATGGCTGTGTGGAGATGCTTAATCGCTTCGATCAGACCAGCATCCCGCAGGCCGTCATCAGGATTTCCGGCGCCATCATCCCGATGGCCCAGATAGCCTTTCCCTTGCGCCGCGATGGCCTTTGCTGCCTTGCGCGACAATCCGCAGTCGATCAGGGCGCGCTCAAGGTCGCGCTCCGTCTCGATTGATTTCAGTGACGCCCCTGCCATCTCATTGGCTGGGAAGGTGACAATACTTGTCTCCCAAAGCTCAACCTCTTTGAGGTAGCGGTTGCCGTCACGATACTCGCTGTCCTTGGTCCGATAGCCGATGCTCAAGCCGTCGATTGCGCCAGCGGCCATAAGCTCGATTGCCTCACGCCCGCGCTCCACGCCTGGCAGGATCCGGCCTTTGACAAACAGGCCCCGCGCATCCTCCCTGACCTCATCCCAGACGCCAATGGGCTGATCCGGGTTGTGCTGCCAGAGCATCTTGACCTTGCGCCCGTTGTTTCCGACCGAGGCGAAAGCCCCAGGCATGATGATGTCTCCGTATGTGTCGACATTGCCGAAAACCGCGCCATAGCCCTCAACAGCGCCGGTCGCTGCATCGGCCTTCCACTCGGTCGCAAAATTCTTCCGCTCGAACTGCATGGGCGCCCTCATTTTGCAATGGTATAACATAACACGTCTCATGGCGCAATCATCCGCGCAGCACGGCGATAGGTGAGTGCACATCGGCAATTTACGCACTGATAAACCGGCGCAGACTGATCGCCGGGGAACTGCATCGGATCAAAGCCGCCCCACTTGTTTGGCACCTGAAACGGTTCGTCCAGCGCGACCGATACGCCATTCATCTTGCGGTGATTGGCCTGATCCACCTTGCCATCAGCCTCGCCAAAGTCCCGCGTGCGATGATCGTATGCGCTGTTCCACGTCTTCACGAGCGGGAACGGCGCCCGCTTGGCGGTCTGGATGCTTGCGAATTGTGCCGCGCTATGGGTCTCGGTCCGTGCGATGATTGCAGCCCTGCGCCGTGATAGCGCCGGGATCGTCTCGCGCAACTCCACAGCAATCGTGGCGATACTCTTGCCATCACGCAGGCCGATGGAGACGGCGTCAATGATCTGCAGCCGCGTGGTCTCCATGATGTTCGCAATGGCCTGCGCGCCCCATGTCTGGATGTATTCCTCAACAAACAGTTGCCAGAGGTCCAGATCATCGGCCTTGACGTCCAGAATCCCGATCTGGCGGCGCGTCTCTCTGGCGCCTGACTTGACGGATCGCCACCACACGCCCCCCAGAACGCGCGCAAACGCCTGTGCCGCATATTCCGGCGGCTTGGCGTCACCGACCAGCAGATAGCGCTCCAGCGCGGCGCTGGATGCGTCACGCAGGGACTTGGCGATGAGGATTTCAGCGCGGGTTCTGCTGGCCATTTCCATAAGCCTTAGCCGCCGCATCCTCTGCGTCTGCGCTGTCATCATCTTCGGTGGTCAGCGGAGAATACCCAATTTCGTCGCGGGCCTCATCCATGGTGATGATGCCTTGACCCAGCGCCTTCATCACGCGGTCAAACTTTCGGTTGCGCACGGCTTCCAGCGCCGGGATGTCATCCATATCGATACACAGCGTCAGATCATCGCCCCACGCTGGAAGCAGCCATGCGCCGAAAGCCTCGAGCCACTCGTTTGCCAGCGGGATCACGGTGTCGATGTAAAAGCGCTCCTTGGCCATTTCCATGTTGGCAAAGGTGGCGGCCTCATTGTCGATCAGCGGCAAGGGAACACCATAGACGCCAGCGATCAGCTTTTTCGCCTCGGTCATGCTGTTGCCGAAATCCATGTCGAGTGGGGATAGGCTGGTCTGCTTCCATTCCGCGCCGCCGGTCAGAACCGGAACCTCCCCGGCATTGGCACTGCCCTGGAATGCCCGCTTGAACCACTCCTTGAGGCGCCGCACGGTTTCATCGCTGGGATCGCCACCCTTGAATGTCACAATGCCAGACGGTTTCGCCGCATTGCGCAGCAGCATGTCATTCCAATCCGTGCCGCGATTGTGGATATCCCCGGCGATACCGCCTGCCATGAGGGGTGATTGCCCGCGCCAGTAATTCTGCGGGTTGAAGCGCTTGTAGAAGAACAGATCGGCACGGGGGTTGGTGACGCCGCGAACCGGGAATTCCGTGGTTTGTCCGCTGCGCCTGTGGATGTAGGCCGAAGGGATGCCACCACGGCCAGGCTTTACCTCAACCTCTCCTGGGTCCACCTGCCAAAGCTCTGCGGGATGGCGCTGCCCAATCGGCTGCGCAATGGCCTGCTCCCCCAGCGTCAAGAACTCAATGAACACCGCCTTGCGGAAGGCATGGCCGCCCTGCATAGGGTTCGGGCGCCGCAGCAGCTTCATCACCGGGTGATCGTCGTCAAGGTATTCCTCGTTGTCCTTGCCCTTGTTGCGCACAAGCTCAAGGCGCAGACCGGCGATGGCCTTGGCGATTTCCTCCACCGCCATGTAGATGACCGGGTTCCGCTGATAGCCCTCACGGATGTAGGAGGTTCGATCCTCCCAGCGCGCGTAGCCGTCACCTGCACCGACCAGCAGGCTTGCGCCGATTGGGTTTGCCTTTTCCTCGGCCCTGAAAATGCGTGGGAATTTCATCGCGCGCCCTGTGCTGTTTGCGGCATGTTATACCATAACACTTGCGGCGGCTAGATGGCGAAGAATGTTGGCGACGTCTTGGTGATCGGCCAGAACGCCATCACGACAGCGTCAGCCATGTTCGGGCTTCGCGTGCCGGGCGGCGACTTGTCAACAGCCAGCTTCAGCGCGCCAGTCGTCTTGCTCACAGTAGCCTGACCAAGCTCTTTTCGCAACTGTTGCAGCGCGGGCAGGGTGGACGGCAGGGAAATCAGGTCATCCGGGTTGTATGCGATGCCTTCCTTGGTCGCACGATAGGTCCGTTCAAACCGAAGCCGCAACTGCCACCATGCCTGCGCCTTGAGGTTGGCGAAGTAATCCTTGTTGATCGGGGTGTCCCGGTCATGCGGCACGATATGCGCGTCAGGGGCAAGCACGCCAGCACCGGCAGACCATGGCACAAAACTGATGGCGCGCGGCAACTCCCCGGCGGCGTCCAGGCGGTTTGCCTCTGACTTGACGCCAGCACCGACGCCCACGCTGTCATATTGCAGCGCCACAGGGCCGAGGCTTGCGCAAGCCTTCACGGCCCGGCGTGTTGTCTCCCCGGTGTCACCTTCCGCCCAAGCCTCAATGCCTGTCAGCATCGGCCCCTTGCGGATTGCCAAGGCGTTCTTGTCGCCGCCCTCGTCTGCCACGTCCAAGGCGGCGATGACGGCGCCTGTCGGTTCAAAGCCAAGCTTGACATGGGCATCGACTGCGGCAGCGATCCATTCCGCCGGGATGATGACGCCATCGACCGATGCGGCGTAATTGCGCTCCACCTCCTGCGCAAAGACGTGCAACAGCCCTTCCGCCTCAGCCTTGGCCTTCCGCGCCACATACCATTCGTCATCCTTGGCGGGATGGTCCGACCAATCCATGACAAAGACATTGGTGCGACCTTTGATCGCTGGCCCGTCCTGCCATTCGACACCACCTTCCCGGCGGCGGTGGAAGACGTTGCCCAAGCCGTTCACGCTGGATATGTCGATCTGGACGCGAGTGTTATCGGCCAGAGCGGCCTCGATCTTTTCGGGCCGTTCGTAGTGCGCGCTTTCGTCCTTGAAGTAGATCAGCTTCCGCCCGCCGCGTCCGATGTTGTCGCCCGCCTCGCCCGTGATCGTGCTGCCATTCTCGGGGTTCACAATGCGCATATAAGCCATGTGGTCTTGATCGTTGAAACCGCGCGGCCAGAATTCGCGTGGCATCCGGCGGATGAGAACGCGCATTTTCTCAAAGATGCTGTCAGGGTCGCCCAGCTTGTCCACCAGCTGCTCCTTGCGGCTTCCCCAGCCCACGGCAGCGCCAGGATAGAACCGCCATAGCCATACCGATACGGCGCAGCATACCCATGTCGCCCCCATGTCGCGGGCTTTCTCGACAAGGCCGTTTTCCTCGCCGTCGATCATCGCCATGAGGAACGCGACGAATTCGGCCTGACGCTCGAACATGATGAACGGCATGTATGCCGGGACGCCACGGCCCGCGTTGCGCGGATCATAGGTGTCTAGCCAGTGAGTGATGAATTCGACGGGCCGGGTCCGGTAGTATTCCAGCGCACCGAACAGCTTCACCGGGTCTTTGCGCATGGCTAAAAGCTGCTGCTGGCGCCACGCCCACACGGAGACGTAATCAGGCGGCCAGTCAGCCCTTGTCAGCGGCGAGGGTGGCTGCATATGCCTCTGCGGCCTCCTGCGGCGTCATGGTGTCGCTGATCGTGCGGATCGGCCCGCCATCGGGGCCGGAGAGTTCCAGCGCGGCGCGGTCGCGCCACTCGGCAGGGCGGCGGTTCTTGAGCCAGAAAATAGCCGCAGTGGTGTCCGGTGCGATCTTTTCGACATACGGCGCATAGACCGGCTCAGTGGCGCCAGCTGGCATGAAGATTTTCACCGCCTCTTGCTCATACCCAACGGCGCGATGATACAGCGCCCGAACAACGCGCTCGTCGGCCTCATCCTTGCCGATGTTTAGGGCCTGACAAAACTCAGGATGGGTGTTCTTCCATCGGTAGATCGTCCGCACATCCACATCGAAGAATTCGGCAATCTCTGCATCGGTCGCCCCCAACTTGGCAAGCATACGGGCGCCATTCACATACGCCTCCCTATACTGGCTTGGACGCCCCACGGTCGTGCCTTCCCTCAAATGCAAAACAGCCCCGATTATGGGGCTGCTGTGTTGGTTTGTCCAGCCTGCAACATCTCCGCGATGGCGCGCTTGATTTCGTCCTTGCGATCCTCTGGCACCCATACCGAGATCCTGGTGTAACCGGCGGCGTGCTTGCGGGCGTCGTGATCGGCGCGGCGTTGGGATGAGGTGGTCATTCTTCATTGAACCTGGCGGCGGCAGAGCGGGCCTCTGCGAAGCTACCTTCGGCCCAGATCGAGCCATTTACGGTGTAGGCCCAGACACCGCGACCGCGATTGACAATGGCCTCGCCGCTTTCGAGGATGGCGTTTGCGACTTTGGCGTTCGGTGCGGTGCGGATTTTCTCTGCGACGCTGGTCATTTCAGTCTCTCCATGCTGATGTTTCTGGCACTCGGGATGCGCGCCCCGCAAGGCGCGTCACCGGAGGGTCAGTGGGGCAATCCTTTTTTTGCGCGCCGCTCCGCCATGAACGCCAGCGCTGATTGGATTGTCGGAAATTTGCGTGCGCTTCCACGCGTTGCGTTGCTATCGAAGTAAACCGCCCAGTGTCCTTGAGGCTTTTTTACGACAAGTCCGCGATACGCACCGGATTTGGCGGTTACATCAAATGCTTCAATTCCCGCGCCGTCCAGCATCCACATCTCATTCTCTCCGATCTGTGAGGCGTCAACCTCGTTTCCATGCACTCTTTATCCCACATGTTCGCGCGAACTGCAATATGGAAAATGCACCTGTCCTGAAAATAATCGCCACCTCCACAGATCGCACAGAAGGCACCATACACGGCTAAGTCATGTTTCGGCGGTCTGGTATCATCCGCGCCGGAGATCGCCGTGTGGGTGGCGCTGCGTTGCCTCTGCGTTGAAATCCAGCCTTCCGCCCTTCGCGCCTCATGAAATCCGCTTGGCCTCGACGCGTTGACCCGGTGACGGGCAGGGTGGCTATGTTCCGGCTGTGCTGGATGGCCGGTGAGAGATTGAGGCGGCGGTGTGGGGTGATGATGGCATGGGGCGGGGTGGCGTTCAAGCTATTCGCTTCATCAGCACATCGTTCCAATCTTGGCCGATCAGCGGCGGAATGTGGACGCTAACCGCTACACCCTTAACGGCCAACTTGTGGGCCAAAGCATAGGCTGCGGATTGTCCGCCAAACTTTCGGTCGTTGTCCCCAAAGATTGCCACTTCGTCGCACCCATGCGGCGGCAGCCAGCGCTTAAGCATCGCAGAGTTGATCGCAGCCCATACCGGCATGTCATACAGGGCGGAGGCGCTAAGCGCGGTCTCTATGCCCTCAGCAATGCCAATGGCGCCCGATCCGGTCCAGTCAGACAGCATTACGCACGCCCCATCCGGCAGATCGCCTGGCATCAATTTGCGTGGGGCAGCCATATCAGCCTTTCCTGACCCGTCTGGCCGCAGGAAGGTCCGGTGCATTGATGACAGCTTTGGCTCACCATGCACCCCGATCAGCGCGACCATGCACGGCCTTACACCGCCTTCACCGTCCGCGATAGCGCGGCCATAGCGCAGCGCCTTTGGGTAGATCAACCCACCTACGCCACGGGTTTCAAGATACCGATGCGCCATGTCCCCCGGAGCGATTGGCGCAGTCGATTGCCAGACCTTCACCAGTGCAGCGCGGCGATCTGCTTCTGTCATGTCTCGCCTTGGCTGCGGCGTGTCTGGCGTCAGGTTGCCAACCATGGCGTCAATCTCCGGCGCTACAGAACGGAAGTCTCGCCCTGTCACGCGCTCGATCAGGTGAAAGCCGTCTCCGCTGCCGCAGGTGCAGATATAGCTGCCTGACCCGTCCTTGTCATCCCATCGGAACCCATCCGGCTTTGCGCAGATCGGGCACAGGCCATGCCGATTGCGCAGAACATTAGCCTCGAACCCAAACTCCAGAAGGATGCCGCGCCACTTGCCCTTTGCAGCTTCGCGTGTGCTCTTGTGATAGCTCATTTCGTCTCGGCCTGCTTCTTCTTGGCATATGCGATGCGCCGTGATTTTTCATAATTCCAGAAGTCTTGATCGGGGAACAGCACCTCGTCACGCAACCCGCGCGGCCATACGCCGAATTTTGACTTGTATAGGCCCAGCGCCAGCTTACCGCCGCGCTTACGATCAGCATCTAGCCAGCGCGCCATTGACCAGAAGCGCTGCTTATCCGCCATGGTTGGCACCTTGACCTTGCCAATAGCTACCAGTTCCCCTTCGCCTTCCTCGATGCGCGGCGGCTTTTTTTCGTGCCCGCAGTATGGGCACACCAGCCCGCTATGCAGCTTCCCGCAATTCGCGCACTCCTTGGGAAGCTTCTCATTCACAATGCGCTTTTGCTTCTCAGCCGGTGGCGTGGCGTCCAGCGTGTCATGGTGAATATCCGTCACCAGCCCGAGGCGCAGCGAGTTCCCGGCATGGTCCAGGATGATCAGATCCTCAGTCCCCGGATTGACCCGCAGACCGCGCCCGATCTTCTGGACATGCAGCATTTCCGACATGGTGGGGGCTGCATCGATCACACATGACACAGGCCAGTCGACGCCCGTCGTTAGCGTCCGCACCGAACAGGCCACCTTGACCTCACCAGATCGAAACTGGCGCTCGATCATGCGCCGCTCCACCATGTCGGTGTAAGCGTCCACATAGGCCGCATTGATGCCTGCCGCGATGAACTCCTGCTGCACCTGCCTAGCGTGTGCACAGGACGCGCAGAAAGCCAGTGTTGGCCTATTCTCGCCCCGTGCCAGCCATGTCTGCACAATCGACGCGACGATCTTCGCCTCTCCCATGACAGCCTCTAGCGCGCTTTCGACGTATTCCCCCGCCGTGACCTTCACCCCGCGCAGGTCCGGCACGTCAGGCGCGTATGCCTCAAACCGCGACAGGTATCCGCCTTCGATCAGTTCCCCGATGGTGCATGGGATGACCAGATCCTGCCACCGCAGCCCCATACCTTTCGCCCATGGCGTTGCCGATAGCCCGACGAAAAACACGTCCGGCCTGTCATCCATCAGCTTCTCAACCGCTGCGCTGCGTATGTGGCATTCATCAACGATCACCAGAGCCGCAGCCGGGATTTCTCGCCGTGCCAAGGTTTGGACGGATGCAATCTGCAATGGTGCGCTCGGGTCCGTTCTGGGGTGGCTAGCCTGCATGACGCCGATACCGTCCAGCCCTTCCGCCTCAAACGCCCGCACCGTCTGATCGATCAGGCTGATCGCTGGCGCCGTGAATATCACCCGGTTTCCTTTGGCACGGGCACCTTCGATGATGTTCGCCGCAACCAGTGTCTTGCCGAAACCTGTCGGGCCTTGGATCACCACGCGGCGGTTTCCCCGTGCCAAGGATTGGCGCAGCATGGCAATCGCGTTCACCTGATGCGGGCGAAGCTCCTTCTTGGCCGGGCTTTTGAACATGTCATTCATCGCGGCCACCGCAGTCATTTTCGATCCACTGGCACGGGTCTTCTATGCTCATCGCAATGTCGTGATAGGCGCTTGGGGTATATCCCTGATTAGGGGGCATATTGTGCCCCATACGAGCGGCATATTGTGCCCCACCCTTGATGCGGTATCGGCTGTTCAAATTGCGCTTGCCTCGGCCTGTTCGCTGCGTCCTCTGGACAGTGACAATCAGGTTGATTTTCTCCAATTCCCGAAGCGCCATGCGCACCGCGCGCTCCGACAATTTCGACTTTGCGACGATCCTACCGATGGATGGATCACATCGCCCAGTCTCTTGGTTGTGGTGATCCGCCAAGACCATAAGCACGACCTTTGCAGGGATGCCCATCTCATTGTTGGCAATGTGAAGCATCGCCGCCCTCATTGCGGTGAAGCTCATTCGTCGCACCCCATCGCAAGACGTGTGTTGACGATTTCGGCGCTATCGCCGATATTGTGGCTTGAAGCCATGCGCGATCCCCTTTCGATCCGCTACAGGTTAGGCCCGGTCAGCGTTGGACGCGCTTTCCGGGCCGCTTCATTCTTACCGATCAGGCGACACGACGCAAGCCTGCACCGCCGCCAGCGCTTCGTCCACATTCCGCACCACGGCGACCGATCCTTTCCAGCCTCCGTGCCATTCCACCTGATCGGCGGTAAGCCTGCGCTTGGACGGGGCTTTCTTGCCATCCTTGATTTCTAGCAGGTGGTTTACACCACGGAACCCGCACAGCAAGTCAGGGCATCCCTGCCCCACGGCATGAAGCGGTTGGACGGTGCAGCCGATAGCCCGCAGCGCCGCGACGATCTCGGCTTGGTTGGCGTCTACCTTCGCTGCCCTCCTCATGCGCGCTTCCTCGCCTTCATCACAATGAGGCGGATCAGGTGGGCCTTGCGCAGCGATGCCACAATGGCGCGGCAGGCGTCGAGGCTATGCCCGTGCTTCACCGCGACATCCTCCACGCCAAGGCCAGCCAGCAGCCCGTCCACCACGTCACGGCGCACGGGGTTTGGTTCTCGCTTGCTGGCAGTCATGCGCGCCCCCGGATCAGGATAGCATGGCGCAGCTCATACGCCGCGATCAGTCCGGCGTCACGGTTGCAGACCCGGACGGCCCGGCGCGCGATGATTTCGCCGGTAGGTCGATCCCAAGCTTCTGCGCTCGTGACGTAAGCGCTGCAATCTCGCCGTGGAAAGGCTCGCGCCAGGATGTGGCGTAGCGATGCCAGCCAGCCAGTTCCCCGGCTGACAGTGTAGCGATCATGGACAGCTTGCGGCTGATTTCCTCCGGATCCCATGTCATTCATCAGCGCCGTCTTTCTGCATGGCGGCAAGCAAAAGGTGAGCCTTGGCCCACGTTGCCAGACGCAGCGCGCGGCGATCTGCGGCGGATTGCAGCTTGGATTTCTCGGCTTCCGTAACGGTGATTTCAATTTTCGGCATTGCACCCTCTTGCGTGATATTGCCCATTGACTGTCATGCAACCGTCGGGCAAAGTCAAGGCAACAAACAACCGAGGTGGAGAGATGACCGAAGCGAAAACTGGCATTTACAAAGCGCTTGCCGACGCTATGGGCGAGGTGAAGCGCATCTCGAAGGACAACCGCAACGCTGAACAGAAATACGACTTCGCCAGCGTTGATGACTTCATGGCTATGGTTGGACCGATCTGCGCCAAGCATGGCATCATCACCGTGATTGATGAAGAGCCGCCCGTGTTCGTCGAGAAGCAGGGAAAGTTTGCTCCGACGCAATGGGCACAGATAGGATACACGCTGACCACGTTTCACACCAGCGGCGAAGCGCTTCCACCAGTTCGCCGACATGTCGAAGTTATCCGCAGCGGGCCGCAGGCGTATGGGTCCGCGCAGTCATACATCATCAAGCAATACTATCGCGGCCTGCTGAACATCCCGACCGGCGACAAGGATGATCCTGATTTCGGCGCAGTTGAAGATCAGCGCAGCCAGACGCTGCGCGAGGATCGACGACCGGCAGGCCCGTCGCAGGCTGACATTGAAGTGGCCGTACAGCGCATCGCAGCCTGCACCACTGGCAAGGACTTGCTGGCGTCCATCCCCGGCCCGCTGGCAGATCTGCCGCCCGTCCGCGCCGCCATTATCGACACGCTGCGCATCATCGTCAAAGGCGCCCAATCCACCAAGGCGCTGGAAATCATGGCTGATCACTTCCGCCCGGTATGGGGTGAGGTGGAAGCCGACGCCAAGGCCCGCGCCGATGAATTGCGCGGCGAAGCCCCGTTTTGAGAGGTGATGAGATGGTTGAAATCATCAAACGCGGCGAACTTCCCGGTGATCGTGTTCACGAGGCTACATGCCGGGTCTGCAAATCTGAACTTCGGTTCACAGAGCGCGAGGCCAAACATGTGAACGACCAACGCGACGGCGACTTTCTGTCAATCAACTGCCCGGTCTGCGGGTCCGTTGTCTCCAAGGATTACCACCTATGACCACCCTTGACCCTGCCCGACTTCGCGCGATCAATGACGTTCCCGAGGACATGATGACCGACAATCCCCGCGCCGTGATCGGCGGAAACGCACCGCCCGATCCAATCGACGAAGCCGTTGCGCCGTTTGCATCCTACATCGAGGAAGCCGAAAACTGGGCAGACGGAACGCCGGTCCAGACCGAAGCGCAGATGAAAGCCGTTGACGCGCTGGTGAAGCAACTCAAGGCCGCGCGCAAAGCCGTGGACGAAGCCCGCGACACCGCGACGAAGCCGCTGCATGATGCGTGGAAGTCAGAGGTCGCGCGATGGAAGCCGACGCAGGATGACCTTGATCGCCGCGTGAAGTGCCTTGTGGCGCTGGGCGATGGCTTCAAGCAGCGTCTGGCCGCAGAGAAGGAAGCCGCCCGCCGTAAGGCCGCCGCAGAGGCCGCAGAGGCGCGCCGCGTGGCAGAGGAGGCGGCACGGCAGGCCAGCGCGTCCGATCTGGCGGCGCAGGAAGCCGCAGCCATGGCGCAGCGCGAGGCCGAGGAAGCCCAGCGCAGGGCCAGCGCTGCCGCGAAAGACAAGGTGACTGGCCTGCGCACGGTGACGACCTATCACGTCATCGACGCCCGCGAACTGGCCCGATACCTCTGGGAGCATGACCGCGCCGCGATGGACGAATACATGGCGGCACGGGGAAAGGCGCTTGGGCTGGATCTGCCCGGCGTGTTTGAGCAACGCAAGGAAAAGGCGGCATACTGATGAAGAACATCACGATCTTTGGCGGCATCGGGAAAGATGCAGTCGTTCGCACCACGCCGCATGGCGACAAGGTAACCGGCTTTTCCGTCGCGGTGGATGACGGTTTCGGCGACAAGAAGCGCACCATCTGGTTCGATTGCAATCTGTGGGGCGGGCGCGGCGAAAAGCTGGCGCAGTATCTGACCAAGGGCAGCCGCGTCTGCGTGAGTGGCGATCTGTCCACCCGCGAGCATGACGGCAAGACATACCTCACCATCAGGGCGGCAGAGGTCACGCTTGGCGGCGGTGGGCAGCGCGACGAAAGCCAAGGCCGCGATGATAGCGCGCGGCAGTCAAAGCAAAGCGGCGGCGGGTTTGGCGGTGGTGGCTATGCGATGGATGACGGTGATTCGATCCCATTTGCCCCGCAGGTGCTGTGATGGCGCGCCGCCCCAATCATGACGACCGCCGGGCGCTGGCAGCAATGCGCGAACTGCTGGCCAGGGGCATCAGCGATCAAGCCACGCTGGTGGATCATGCCGCAACCATCATCGGCGGCAGCGAGGCCGCGAAAATGACCGCCCAGCGCGTCTATGACCTGCATTACCGCATCATGGGCGCGGTATGACCACGCGCGTCATCCGCGATCCGAACGACATTGCCGGGCTGGCGCGCTTGCTGTCAGCCCGCAAGCTGCCGGTCACGGTGACAATCACCGCCGGGGCCAGCCGCACGGATCGGCAAAACCGTCTTATGCACAGGTGGTTTGACGATGTGTCGAAACAGCTTGGCGACATGACCCGCGAAGAGGTCCGCGCCTACTGCAAGCTGCATTTCGGCGTGCCGATCCTGCGCGCCGAGAACGAGGCGTTCAAGCTGGCCTACGATGCGGTCATGCTGCACCTGCCGTATGAGGCCAAGCTGGCCTTCATGCAGCACATGCAATTGCCGGTCACATCGCTAATGACCGTCAAACAGCAGACGGCCATGCTGGATGAAATGGCCAAACACTGGTCAGCGCAAGGCGTGCGCCTAACCGATCCCGAAGCAATGAGATATGAGGAAGAATTCAAATGACCCAGGAAGCATACAACGTCACCGCCGAAGAGCTGCGCCAATTCATTGAGCGCATCGAGCAGCTGGAAAGCGAAAAGCGCGACATCGCGGAGCAGATCAAGGAAGCCTTCGCCGAGGCCAAGGGGCGCGGATATTCAACCCCGATCATGCGCGAAATCATCAAACAGCGCCGCATGAAGCCGGATGACGTGGCAGAACGCGAGGCGATCCTTGACATGTATCGCAGCGCCCTTGGGATGCGGTGAGCATCGCCAGCCAGCGCGGGCCGCTTGGCCCCAAACATCCCAAGCCGCCTAAGCGCAGAAAGCCCCTGCCGCGCGTGAGCAAGAAGCGCGCGGCATACCTCGCCAGCGATGACCGAGCCGCCGGGCTGGCGCATATGGCCAGTGTGGCGGCGTTGCCGTGCCTCGTCTGCGGCGCATGGCCAGTGGAGGTGCACCACATGCCAGACCCGCGATCCGATCTGCGCGTGATACCGCTTTGCCCGCGTCACCATCGCCGCGAATTTGGTCCTGGCGCGTATCATTACAGCCCCAAGGCGTTCATCGCCGCGCATGGATCACCCGCCGATCTGCTGGCTCGCGTCGATTGTCTGTTGCGTGGCAGTTGACGCCGACACGGCGCTGCGCAGGCATTGCACGGGCGCATATCTGATGGCAATATGAGGCGAGCAACACTCAAGGAGGCGCAGACGACATGACACGAGAGACACGGGTTCCGGTGAGCCTGAGCAAGGACGAACACGCCGCGATCAAGGCCACCGCAGACGCGAACGGCGAAAGCATGGCGAACATGCTGCGGCGTCTCGGGCTGGCTGCGGCTAAGGAGGCTGGGAAGTGAGCGAAGCCACCAAGACCGGCGGGCCTGCGTTCCCGCATCAGGCTTGCCCGACCGTGACGTATAACGGCATGACGCTGCGTGACTGGTTCGCCGGGCAGGCGCTTGTTGGCTACCGTTCGTGTCCAAACTGGCAAGGGGATATGCAGGAGGTTGCCGCAGATTGCTACAATCAGGCCGACGCCATGATTGCCGCCAGAGGTGAAGCATGACCCGCGACACACAGTCCATCGACGCGCTGATTGAGGCGGTGAGGGGTGGGGCGATATCCACAAGCCTGATCGAAGACGCCATGGATACATCCTGGGAGGCGGTGATGGTGCTGGCTGCATTTGACGGTGCCATGGATGCCGCGCTTGGGCTTCTCGGCCATCTGCTGCCCAGCTGGGATTTCAGCGTGGCAACTTCTTGGGACGCATACGTGAAAGCTTCCGTATCAAAGGCCGGTGAAGGGTCATATTACGCCGAATCCGGCACTGCGCACGTCAAGGGCAACCCCGCCCGCGCGCTTCTGCTGGCGACACTCAAAGCATGGAAGGAGACGATGAAATGACCGACTACAACAATGGTGAATGGCACATCTGGAACGGCGGGGAGCGCCCGGTGCATCCCAAGACGCTGGTGAAAATCCAGATTGCCAGCCACAGCCGCCTGATGGCAGACATCGGCATGGATAAAGAGGCAAGGCTTGTTGATTGGCGGGGGCGAGAGGCACTGGACGGAGACTCAGTTACCGCCTTCCGCGTCGTCAAGGCATACCGTGAGCCGCGTGAGTTTTGGCTAAATCAGCACACATGCCCATGGGGTATGATTTACGCCGCATACGACAACAAGGAGGACGCAGACAGCCATGAGGCTGGCCGCCTCGCCTGCGTCCACGTCCGCGAGGTTCTGGAATGACCGCCGCCGAATTGGAAAAGCTGCTGGCTGAGGCTGCTGAGATCGCATCGGAGCGGCGCGAGAAGGCCGCAGAAAGCCAACTGACGGCTGATTTGGCTAAGGCGCAATGGGGACACAGCCACGCAAGCGGTTGGCAGATGGCCGCTGAATATGCGCTGCGGACGGCTGACGTTCTGGATCAGACGGCAGCGCTGGCCCGTCGCGCCATCGCGGCGGAACGGATGGCTGAGGCGCTGCGGGAACTGGACCGTGACGGCGACCGTCGGATTGCTTACGCAGCCCTTGCAGCATATGAGGCATCAAAATGACCCTACGCGAGAGACTGGCCGACTGGCTGACGGGCGGGGCGCTGACCAAGGCGCGGCAAGACCCATGCATGTATTCGCAAGATTTGCATCTCTTGCGCCGCGATCTGCTGACCGCAAAACGCGACAGCGACCGCAATCTTGACCGCCTCATCCAATCGCAACAGCAGGCCAATGCCATGCGCGACACCCTCCGCCGCATCGCCGCCTGCGAAACCCCCGGTGCCAATGCCACGGTCCGGCGCATGGCGAAGATGGCACGGGAGGCGGTGGAATGACTGACACCCTCACCCGCGTAATCGACGTGCTGGCTGACATCATCGAAGACTCGGCGCAGGCAATCACCGCCGCGTCCGATCTTCGCCGCGATCTGATGCTGGACAGCCTGGACATGTATGAGGTCGGCATGGATCTGGAAGAGGAATTCTGGATCGACCTAGACGACAGCGCAGTTGCGGCCTGCGTCACGGTGGCGGATCTGGTGCGGCTGGTGGAGGTGGCAAATGGGTGATCGTCCGATCCTATTCTCTGCCCCCATGGTCCGCGCCCTGCTGGGCGGGCGCAAAACGCAGACGCGGCGGGTAGTTAACCAAATCCCGCATGACCCTGCGTTGAGGCCCGGCATGGCAGGCTACAAGCCCGCTCCCCTGCATCTTTGGCAGGCTGCCCCTGGCGGTCCGTACTTCCTGCCGCGCTACGCCGTTGGCGATAGGCTTTGGGTGCGGGAAGCGCACTTCTGGGTGTCCGGCTGGGGATGGAGGTATGTCGCAGACAATGAAGACCTGACAGAACAGCGCGACGCAGGAGAGGTATGGCGCACAAAGCCATCCATCCATATGCCACGCCGGGCCAGCCGGATCACGCTGACCGTCACCGATGTGCGGGTGCAGCGGCTGCATGATTGCAGCGAGGCGGATGCGCTGGCGGAGGGCTGCAAGGGCTACGTCTCCCGTGGCGGCTGGGGCGGGCTTTCACCTCAGGAGGAGTATCGGACCCTCTGGGATGAAATCAACGGCCCCGGCGCATGGGAGGCAAACCCGTGGGTGTCCGCCTACACCTTCACCGTGGCGCGCGGCAATATCGACCAGCTGGTGACGCCATGACCTACCCCATCATCACCATCATCGCGCTGACTGCATCCGCCGATCACCAGCCCGGCGACGTCATTCTTGCTGGCACCGTGGCGCGCATGGCTGATGAAGCCACCTGCATCGAGGCTGGCGCGGATTACGCTGACTACCTGTCAGAGCCGGGTATCGCGGTCATGTGGTCGTGCGTGGAGATACATGACGGTGTGGCGCTGTAATGGCGCCCCAGAGCAGCACCTAGCCCCGCTTCGGCGGGGTTTTTCTTTGCCCGCCGCAGCCAGCCGCACATGAGAAAGCCCCGCCGGTTAGGGCAGGGCTTGGGGGGCATCGCATGGCGTGCGGCTATCCCCTGTCATCCTCAAACGCATCGACCACGATAGCCCGCAGCACATCCGCCAATGTCGCCCCATCCGGCACCTGCGCCAGAAGCCACGCGCGGGCATCATCCGGCAGCGTGTTAATCACGGCGTCCAAGCGCGGAACGTCGCTATTCCCACGCCGGAAGCGCGCGACGTAGCCCTTGCCACGCATACGGGCCACCGCGCTGCTGACGCCGCCAGCCGTGGTGCCGATCATCAGCGCGATCTCCGACTGGCTGCGCGTGCCGTCCGCAAGCCGCAGCACGCGGGCTTGCATGGGCGTCAAGGCTGTCTCAATGGGGCGGGTCATGCTGCACCCCTGAACCGAGCATCCGCCGCCGCAGCCAGCACGCCCGCCCCCTTGGGCGTCAGATACAGCCCGGCAGAGGCGCCCTTGCGTGGCTTGCGCTTGACCATGCCTTCGAGGATCAGCGCCTTGACCGCGTTGCCTACGGCTGTTTCGCCCCGATGGATCGCCGCTCGCACCTCAACATTCGTCCGCGCGCCCTTGGCGATGGCACCCATGACGGCGATGCGGGTTTGCGGGGTATCTGCGCTTGGCTGGGCGCAGACCCATGCGGTCTTGCCGGGCAGGCGTTGGTATCTGGCCGCGTGCTTGTCGGTGCGCAGGATCGCGGCAAGCAGGGCTTCTTCGTGCGCTGGCGTGGTGCGGGACGTCAGCTGAAATGCGTTCGCCACGATGATTTCGAATTCGGTCATTCTTTTTCTGCCATGATGAGTTGCGCGATCTGATCCGGCCAGACCCACCACACGGGGAAGGCCCCGTCTTCATCTGCCAAGCGGAAATCTGCGCCGTTCCTGACACGCCTGCCCTTCTGGTCAAAGCAAAGAGCGGTGAAGTGTTCTCCACGCCATCCAGTCTTCGGACCGTCATGTTCCGTGTTGCGATACTGCGGATGGCATGTCAACACGCTTGCTGCCCGGTTAACCCAATCCTGATGGCAACTAAACGACTGCCCTTTTACTGCCACAAATTTATCCGTCATCCCTTCATCCTCTCACTGATTTTCATGGATTGCAGCGCGCCCCGCACAAGGGCGCCATGCTTGCGCTTTACGGCGGCAGATGGCTTCACCCGTGCCAGTTGGTTCTTGATGGCTCCGACTTCGACTGGTGTCAGCCGCACGCCGCGTATGAGGTTTTCGCCGCGCCAGTCGGTCATTTCTTGCTCCCGTCATAGTTTCTCATGCCTGGGAACAACCCATCACGCAAACCTTCCTGATATTTGCAGCGCCCGCAGCGATCCACAAAGCTGTTGCCGCCACATGATGCAGTGTGCAAAGATTTTGCGGACCTGCTGCAATAACCCCCGCAAACGCAACGGCAGATCCATGATGCTCTGGTGTTGGATTTTTTATCCATCATTCCGATTACGACAAGATTTCCAAACCGCTGCCCGGTAAAATCCTTGAATGTCCCACTGCCAATAGTGGCAGCATCAGGCTTCTTGATCTTCGGCATGTCCCGGAAATAATCAATGATATTGGCCTGAGGCTCCCAATGCTCCCCTCGCGCCAGCTGCATCCCCGCCGCGCGATTTACGGGGCGTGATGATATGATCCTGTCATCCATGGTCGCTCCTTTCAGCGCCAGTCGGTCATTTGTCGGCCCGCGTGAAGTCATCCATGCGGGCGCCTGCGCGTTGCAGGATATCGTAGTTGTTCGGATCAATGGTGCCATCTGGTCGTCCCATGGCGTAGGCGTGCTGCGCCGCCCATACAGCGCAAAACGCGACCGCGCAGCTGCGCCATTCCTCGATCTGCGCGACCTGTTCCGGCGTCATGACCTCGCGGGCTGCGGCGATGATGGGGTGATCGGTCATTTGACTTCCTCGATAAGCTGGCGGATGCGGTCAGAGGTCATGCCCTTCGGCGGCTGATATGAAAGCGAATGCCGGTATTCCAGCCAGAGGCGCTTGCAGGCGGACGCTTCCTCATATTCCGCAAGGGACGCGTAGACCCTCCCGATGGAAGCATGTCCATTGCTGTCAACAAGTCGCGTCTCCGGGTTAAATCGGCCATCATCCCAGCGTCTATCAGATTTGAAGCTGACCCATTTGCTGCCGATTTTTGTGATGATGGCCTCATATGGCGCGCCATCCTTGCCGGAATGAGTGCTCATCACGATGACAACCTCCATCCCGACCGTCCATCCGTTGAGGCTTTTTTCGGTCATTTGGTCAGCTTCTCCCATGCTGTGATTGCGGCGGCGGCTTGATCTGCGGCGGCCATGATTTCGGTTGCGACCATGGGCTTGCCGATCTTGGCCATGTCGCGCATTGCCCACAGCGCATCCACCATCGCCAGTAGTTCAGGGGCGTCGGGGCGGACATAACACCAAGCGTCCTTGTTCGGCGCCAAAGGGCGATTTTCGGCATCGCAGTATGTTCCGCCTTCTGACTGATAGTCAAACGGCGTTGCCCAAATCCGTTCCGGCGCGATCATGGCTCTCTCCCCAGCCTGATTTCCATCTTGCATTGTTCGTAGCCCCAATGGCGCCCCTCTTCCCAAAGGCCCTGCCCGATCAAGGCGACACCCCCGACAAAACAACCGGCTATCATGCCAGTGAAAAGTCCGACCCAAAAACCAAGTGTCGCGTGGATCACCTTCGGTTCGTCGCTCATTCCCCCGCCTCCCTGCGCTTGGCGTGGGCCCGCATCGCTGACGTGGATGCATTACCGGCCAGCATTGCGGCTTTCAGCGCCACATAGAATGCATCAGCCGCCTTGCGCTCCGCCTCCAACTCCCGCGCCAACCGCCGCAGCAGATCGGCGCTGTTGTGATTGCCGCAGATGTCTTGGGTTTCGGCGGCTTCGATGGCTTCCTGGATGAGTGAGTGGGTCATTTGTCGTCACCCATGATCCATGCGTAGATGCCATCAAAGGCCGCCAGCACAGCAGGCCCGATGGCAGCCATAACCACCAGCGCCATGAGGATGGCAATCGACCAATCCAAGTCATAGCGCCACTTGAACACCACGGCTGATACGGCAACCGTCCCATACCAGCGCAGCAGCTGTTCAGCCATGTTCACGAGGATCTTCATTCCCCACACTCCCAATGATACCCGGTTTTGCCGATGCACTGGACCGCATAGCCGCGCTCGAATGCTTGTTGCATGATGTCGCGCTCCGTGCGCTGCTCGGTGATAGTTCTGGCGACCAATACCGCCATGATGACGGCGAAAAGCACCGAAAGCCCGTCTGCCATGCCATCGAACATCACCAATCCTCCGCCTTGACTTCGCCGCCGGTGAATTCCTCGATTTCCTTGCGAAACACCGGCAGCGGGACGGCAGCACCGGCCAGCCAGCGGTTCAGCCGCAGCGCGGTGGCGCCGATGCTTTCCGCCATGTGCACTTGCGTCATGCCTCGCGCCTTGAGCCATGCGCGCAGCTTCTTTGGGTTGCTCACTTGCTGTTCTCCTCCATGGCGTCTGCGATTTCAGACAGCGTGGCAATGGCGGCGGTGAGTTCATCGGTTGACAGGCGCGCGTGAAGTGTTCCCTCTTTTTCTGCGCCATACCCAACAAGCGCAATCCAAACCGATTTAGTGCAATCCGTTGTCAGTTCATGCACGCTCACCGACCCATAAACCCCCGGCACGATTTCCTTGCGGGTGATGGTGCGCACGGGGCCTGCGGGTTTCGGGGCGGCGGGTTCGTCGACCCATTCGGCGATGAGGTCTAGGCTGTGTTCCGCCCCCATACTATGCCAGCATCCCTTTGCGGTGTAGCCTTGGACCCCAAAACCATCAACAAAAGCTTCAAACGGGAATTCACAATTGCCAGTTTCATACACTGGCCCCGCTTTCCGCCCGGCACGCGTCCGACAATACTTCCCAACTTCCAGTTCCATTTCAGCCTCCTATCAATCCGATGCCACAACCTTACGCGCATAAATTCGTATTCGCAAGTATATTTTCGTGTTGCAATCCGCCCGATCACATGCCAGTGTGAGCCAGCAGCAATGGAGGTTGCATGATGGCTGATACCCCCGACTACATCGCGGAACATGCGGAACGGACGCGCGCCATCGCGGCTGAACAACAGGCGGCATGGGAGGCTCACAAGGCGTCCAACCCGTGGCCGCTGGACGGATCGGCGCGTGATCGCATCGGCATGTATGAGTGGGTCAAGGAGCGCGGCGAATGACCGCCCCCGCCTGCCTGACAGCCGCAGCAGCCCGGCGTAATGCCTGCTGGTGCTGCGGCACGATAACCGGCCTGACTGCGGTTCGCACGCCGTTCGGCCAACGCATGACCTGCGCCCGGTGTGCGGCGCGACTGGATGAGGAGTGATGGATATGATGACGCAAGACGAAATGCAGGCTGCGGTGGATGCGCTGGCCGTGGATATGGCGGCCAAGGGGCTGCGGATGCCTGAGGCGCATGTCGGTATTACCTCGCAATCAACGCCAGGATTGTATGCACGCTGGGCAAAGCATGGCGACACGTGGGCCAATGAGTGGAAACACTTCACCACAGGCACCCTCCCCGACCAGATCGCCGCCGCCCGCGCATGGGTTGCCGATCTGCCCACACCGGAAGAACGCGCCACCCGCGAATTCCAGGCCGCACTGGGCGCGCTGATCGACCTTGGCCGGGAAAACGGCATTGCGGTGGACTTCCTGAACCCGCTCACCGCCATGGCAAAGGCGCTGTCGGAAAACGCAATCACCGATCAACGGGGGCAAGAATGACCGACGCAGACCGCATCGAACACCGCCGCAAGCACCTCTCCGCACTGGTGGCGCAAGAGAATGACAGCCGCAATGCGCTGATTGCCCTGACAGCCGTGTCGGACCCGGAAGGAATTGCCATGATCCGCGAAGCACGCAACGCCAAGTGGGCACATGCGCCGGTAGACATGTGCCAGATCAGCGAAGATCCGCCAGCCAAGCCGACGCTGCGGGCTGACGCGTCCGACCTGTTCGCGGGCTTTGTCGTGGCGATTGGCATCAGCGTGCTGATCTGGGGCGGCATCAGCGCGCTGGCATGGGATCGCACCCCGCCGGATGCGGTGGAGGTGCGGTGGTGACTTGGCTGATTGCCTGCGAAGAGAGCGGCGCAATCCGTGACGCCTTCTTGGCGCGCGGCATTGATGCTGTGTCGTGCGACCTCAAGCCGACAAGCAAGCCTGGACCGCACATCCAAGGTGACGCGCTGGAGCAGATCCAGCGCCGCTGGGCTGGCGTCATTGCACATCCGGTATGCCGCTACATGACCAACGCCGGGGCCAAGCACCTGTATATCGACGGGCGCAAGGAGAATGGCCGGTATCTGCCGCGCTGGGACGCGATGCAGAAAGGCGCCGCGTTCTTCAACGCATTTAAGCGCGCAAATGCGCCGCACATCGCTATTGAGAACCCTATCATCCATGCACACGCCAAGGCGCTGGTCGGGCCTCAGACGCAGGTTGTGCAGCCTTGGTGGTTCGGCGATGAGGCGTTCAAGGCAACGTGCTTTTGGCTGATCGGCCTGCCCAAGCTGGTGGCTACAAACCGACTGACGCCACCAAAGCCCGGCACCGATGAACACAAACGCTGGTCTTTCATTCACCGGATGCCACCAGGCCCGGACCGGGAAGAGCGCCGCAGCAAGACATTCGCGGGCATTGCAGCTGCCTGCGCCGATCAATGGGGCACCCACGCCCTGCACATGGAGACGACACATGAGTGAGACAGATATCAGCACGGCGGCGGTGGAGGCCCATGCGAAGCGTCTGCGCTACTATGGCCATAGCGGCAAGGGTGGTATCCTGCCGGTCACGCTGGCCCTGCTTGCCGACCGCGACCGGCTCCAACGCGAGAACGACAACCTGCGCCAAATCGAACGCAACGTGCAGGCCGTGCGCGAACACGAGCACCAGCGCGCCAATGCGGCAGAGGCCGACCGCGACCGGCTGGCCGCAGAGGTGGCACGGCTGCGGGAGGCGCGGGTGGCGTTGATTGCATCGGATCGCGGCGTTTGCATCGGGGGGCGTTGGGATGGGTGGTTGATGGTTCGGCATCCAGACGGCCATTGGGTTTCTCACCACAAACTGGAGAATGTAGACCCTGCGTCTGAAATGACCGACCTGCTGCGCGCCGCCCACGCGGCACGGCGGGAGGGCGAGGCATGAACATGACGGAACGGATTTGGGCGTGGCCGTGGGAGGTCAACCCCAACATGGGGCAATGGGAGACTGAACGGTCCATTGCTGGCGATGGCGAGCCATACGTCCCGGAAGCCGCCCTCACCGCCGCACAGGCCGAAATCGCGCGGCTGACGGCAGAGCGTGACGCGGCGATGGCCGGGCGGGTGAAGGTCAAGCCGCTGGTGTGGGAGCGTAATTGGGGCGGATGCTGCACAGTAAAAAGCAAGAAAGCGTCCGACAATGGGTGCGACGTCGTATTCTATTCCGAAAAGTCCAACATTGGCGGTTATGTCGTAAGCACCATAACAAAGCCGGGATATTTCCGCTGCTGGTCAGATAGCCTTAACGGAGACTTCGACACCATCGAATCCGCCCAATCCGCAGCCCAAGCCGACTACGAAGCCCGCATCCGCGCCGCCATCCAGCTAGACACCGAGCGGGCAGAGCCGGTGGCGTGTCCCGCCGGGTGGTTCGGTTTTGACATCAGCACGGGCGAATACACTGCGGAGTGGTGCAGTGTGAAGCCGTCTAATGCTACAGGATTTGTCCCCCTCTATGCCACCCCGCAGGCGCGGGAGATCACCGTGCAGGAGGCGGCGGGCGCGTTGCTGGATAAGGACGGCAGGGCCGACGCGAAGCTGGTTGACATTGCCGATGAAATTTACGCGGCGGGTGGCTCCATGTCCCGCGCAATCGGTGTAGCCCTGCGCGCCATCGCCGCCATGCAGAAGGGAGGGTGAGGGGATGGGCGACATCGGATCATCATCCTGCAATGTCTGCTTTGGCCGAAAGCGTATAATGGTCGGCATGTCGTTCCCACCCAAACGAACGATTGCCGTGAAATACGAATACGATCCATGCCCAAATTGCCAGCCGCCTCCTCATTCATTTTACGCAATACGCAGGGCACAACAAATTCTCAAGGCGCAGAAGGAACCCACCCATGACCAACCTTGAACCCAAGCACATCGACGCGCTGGTGGAGCGGCAGCGCCAGATTGCCATCCTGCATCGCGGCATTATCGAGAGCCACAAGGATACCATCCGAGGACCCTTATCCTTGAGCGTGGCTGAACACCGCGAGCTTATTGCCGACGCTTCAAGGGCCGCCGACACCATCACCGCCCTGCGCGCTGAAAATGACAGGCTGTCAAACCTCTGGCAGATCGAACACGACCATGCCACCGCCCTGCGCGCCCAGATCGACAGAGAGCGGGCTGCGACGATTGAGGCGGCGGGAAGGGTGGCTTGGCCGCATCCATGGCAGCCGGACCACCTGTTGGCATCCGCAAGCTACGTGCTGTTCTGCGCTGCCAACCATATCCGCGCCCTGCACACCGACGCCACCCGCGCTGCCATGGATGCCATCTGGCGGGAGGGATATGAGGCGGGGGCGGTGGTGGAACGGGCAAAATCGGCTGATTTGGCGAACGCGGCGCGCGATCTGGCGGATTGCTGCCAGCTTGGCGAAGATGCGGATTGGGAGGAAGGCGAAGATCCGCTATCGGAGTTGCGCGCCGTTCTTGCCGCCCGATCCTGACACCACCCCTCGCAAATAAGCAAAATCCCCGCCGGATCGCTCTGGCGGGGGTTTCATTCGCAATGGAGGAGAGATACCGCATGACCGTATCACACCCCCACCCTGCCTCATCCCGCGCGCCGTGTCAACGCCACCAGCGGCAGTGTCGGCGCAGGGGCCAGCGCCTAGCCTTCCGCATCCACAAGCGTCACACCCAGCGCGGCAATAGCGGCTTGCGGGTCATCCCCGAACACCGCCACCAAGTGCGCAGGATCAGCAGCCCCGCCAATGCGGATTGCGGATTGCGCCCGAGCAGCGGCGGTCATGTCAGCGCCCCACGGCGGTTCCGCAATCGCCGATCCGACGACGGCTGCGAATGTGTCGCTGACGATGGCAGACGCCACGGCATATCGGTTTCCGGCGGCATCCAGCCAGATCGGCAGGCCATAGGTCAGAGCATCCTCGGGGCCATAGCCTAGGCACAGTGCAAGCTGATTGGCGTCGTGGATCAGGGCGTCCGGGCAGGCGATTGTCACGCGGGTCATGCTATGGTCACTCCATTTTTGAGGGCCAGCCATTTTTCGACCCACCGGAGTTCTTGTGTTGTCAGGATGCGGTTCACGGCCAGCAAGCCGTAAATGTCGCCGCTCAAGAATTGAGAGCCGCTAAGCGACCCGATCTGAAATTCAGACGCCGCAAAAGTGCCCGTCCCCTGCGTAGCGCTGTTTGACGATACCTGCGCGCCATTCCTTCGCAGCAATACCAATGGCGTCGATATATCACCCTGCATGGCGCAAACCTCCGCACCAGACACAGATGCAACTGAATCCGCTAGCGCAACAGCCGTCCCAGAGCTGCGCGCCCTGATGCGATCAGTGGATAGCTTACTGAGCAAAAACCCGGTCTGGGATAGAGTGCCGCCGCCCGTTGCGATAACTGACTGAATTCCTGTTGGAGTGAGGCTCAGTGATGCCACCAAGGTAACCGCATCGGTGCCCCATGTAATCGACGGTGTCGCCAGTCGATCGTCCACGCCGTCAAACCGCAACACAGGCCGCGATGATCCGTCCACTTGATAAGTAGGACGCGCAGCAGACGTCGCCTGCACCGGGTGCATGGCATTGCCGCTGCGGTCAAGGATGCGCCCGACAGACTGCCCCGCCGCCGTGACCGGCGTTGCCCCCGCAGTGTCCTGCGACATCGAGGACAAAACCTCGGGGTCAATCACAATCCCCTTGTGACCGCCAGCGAAGATGATGCTCGGGATGAAAGTATCCAGATCATTGAGCGAGTTCATCTTGACAAGCCACGAGGCGAACGTCTCGCCATTGGCAATATCGCTCGTCAGCAGCCCATTCAAAGCCTCCCGAGCCACGCCGAGATTGCCAGCCGCGACGTAGGCCCCGGTGCCAAAATACCAGTCGTAGATTGCTTTGATGCGCGCGTGACGGGTCGCCGCGCTTTCCGTCCCAGTCAGATCGGTGGTGATTTTCATACCGTGGCCTCCGTGTCAGCCCAGATTGTGTATGCAGTCGCATCAGGCGAGGACCATGTTGCAGCCCCCGTGGGCGCAGCGTCGTCCCAGATGCCGTTGAAAAGCCAGCCAACGGCGGCGGACCAAGCGTCAGATGTCGGCACGAGATCATTCCAGACGCCAGAGTTGATCCAGTCCAGCACCTGCTGAAAGCCGATGATACCTGCCGCGCCACGATGCTGCCCGCCAATTGCCCGGCCAACGCTAAGAGCCACAGCCCTTGCGACGGGCGCGCCGATCATGACGCCCTCGCAAGCTGCGCATAGAGCGACACGCCAGTCCCGCCAGTGACCGTGGCGCGATAAGTCCCGATCGGCAGAGAGACGAAGATCGCATCAGCGCTCGTGAACTCGATTGCGCCTACCTGATCTTTGAGCGTGATCCATGTGACACCATCAGGGCCAAGCATTTGCAATCCCACGGATGCGCCGCCGAACGTCCCGGCAACCGAGAAAATGCAGTTGCTTGCGGGCGAGTTGATGCTGACGCCAGCGCCGGTAGCGCTTGCAGCTGACAGCAGGGTGTAACGTTCCGACATTATTTTACCCCCCATTTTTTGAACACGCCCAGAGCCAGTGCCAGCCCGGCTGCGATTGCGCCGCCAAGCCCTTGCACGCTGATTTGCAGCATACCTGCTGCTGCGTCATAGCTGATCCAGCCAGCCCACGCGGCGGGGATCATGCCAGCGACAGTGGAGAGGACGTAGACGATAAGGCGGATATAGACGGGGTGCATGTGTGGCCTCACTTCATGGTTTCGATTTGCGCGCGCACCATCTCGCGGATGCGGTCGCCAACAGTGACAGGATCGGCAGGGCCAGCCATACCGGGCAGATAGGTGATATCCCACTTCTGGCGCTGGCTGATGCCAAGCGTCGGCTGCACCTCTGCGTGCGACAGCGTGGACCAGCGCGACACCGGGATATCATAGCGCAGGCACAACTTGGCCGTTTCGCGCGCCAGAGCGTGCATCTGCGGCGGCATGACCGGAGACTTGCCCGCATTGAATGGCCGCTCCACAGCCCCTGCCATTGCGCACAGCGACACGCTCACGGCGCCGGAATTGGCGTTGAGGGTATGCGGGCGGTGTTCGGCAGGATCGGCAAGCCAGATCACGAAGCCCGTTCCTTCGACAAGGCAATGATATGATTTGCGGTCCGTCGCATTGGCGGCATGACCGCCAGCCGTCCAGTGCCAGTGCACGCGCGTTACCGGGCCAGCGAACGGCAGCCCCTTGGCGCGCTGGGACGCCACGGCAGCGGCATATGCGGCATGCGTGCGCTTGCCGTCAATGCCATCAATCGGGCCGGGCCAGAAGCCCAGAGCGGCGCATCGCGCCTGCCTGGATCGAACTGCGTAGGTCATTCCGTCACCTCCACCTGTTCCGGTTCCACATGCGCCCCGATATGCGGCCATGCCAGCGCGTAGAGGATAGCAAAAACGAACGGCGCAAGGAACAGCGCGTTCCGGAGTTCATGCTTCAAATCGCAGCGGTGCTTCATTTCCCGCCCCCCGGCTTGCGCTGCAAAAATGCCACGGCGAAATCCTGCAAGAAGCCCAGCAGATACGCCGATGCGGCCAGCACTGACACCGTGCCGCCCTGCATTTCCACCGCCAGCATCTTGCCCATCACCTGCGGCGCCAGCGCGCCCAAGCCCACGGCCAGCAGCGCCCCGACAACGACAGCGATCCGCCCCAGCGATGGTGTGACCTTCGCAAAATCATACCCCCTGGCGCCCAACTCGGCCTGAAGCGCATCGGCGCGTACGGCAGCCTTTTCCGTCCATGGGTAATCCGAAAGATCGGAAGGCTCACCGCCGATCGTGACCGTAAAGGTCGATGCTGGTTC